TTACCGGTACTCACTATATGTATCTTCAGTGGTCAAAAATTGATGTGGGTGCTCCTGAGTTTAGAGAATCTAACAGATTACTCTACATATTTTGGGAAGCTTGTAAAGCAGATACAAGGTGCTATGGAATATGTTACCTTAAAAATAGAAGATCTGGGTTCTCGTTTATGGCAAGCGCGGAGACAGTTAACGCTGCTACTATCTCGAGTGATGCAAGATTTGGTATTTTATCAAAATCTGGTTGGGATGCTAAAAAGATGTTTACAGATAAGGTCGTACCAATTTCTGTTAATTACCCGTTTTTCTTTAAACCGATTCAAGATGGTATGGATCGACCAAAAAGCGAACTTGCATATAGGGTTCCGGCTCAAAAGTTTACTCGTAAAAAACTTCAAACGAATGAACAGATTGAAGAAATTGTAGGTTTAGATACAACAATTGATTGGAAAAATACTGGTGATAACAGTTATGATGGAGAAAAACTTAATTTGCTAGTACACGATGAAAGTGGTAAGTGGGAAAGACCTGATAATATACTAAATAACTGGAGAGTAACAAAAACATGTTTACGGTTAGGTAGTAGAATCATTGGTAAATGCATGATGGGTTCAACATCAAATGCATTAGATAAAGGTGGGGATAATTTTAAAAAATTATTTAAAGATTCTAATGTAACAAAAAGAAACAAAAATGGACAAACTAAATCAGGTTTATATAGTTTGTTTATACCAATGGAGTGGAACTATGAAGGTTTTATGGATCAATATGGTATGCCTGTGTTTGATACACCAAACCATGATGTTTATGATCCGTATAAAGAATTAATCGATGTTGGTGTTATTGAGCACTGGGACAATGAAGCAGCTGGATTAAAAAATGATCAAGATGCTTTAAATGAATTTTACAGACAGTTTCCAAGAACTGAAGAACATGCTTTTAGAGACGAAACACAAAATAGTATTTTTAACCTTGTTAAGATATACGAGCAGATAGACTTTAATGAAGAATTACGCGACTCTGTTGGTGTGTCAACTGGTAATTTTCAATGGGTAAATGGCATAAAAGATAGTAACGTTATTTTTTATCCTGATCCAAAAGGGAGATTTAATATAACGTGGACACCAAGTCAAAATTTACAAAATAAGGTTATTATTAAAAATGGTATCAAGTATCCAGGCAATGAACACATGGGTGCTTTTGGTTGTGATAGTTATGATATATCAGGTACTGTGGATGGTCAAGGTTCTAAAGGAGCTTTACACGGTTTAACAAAGTTTAGTATGGAAGATTCACCTGCTAATCACTTTTTTCTAGAATATGTAGCGCGACCACAAACAGCAGAAATATTTTTTGAAGATGTTTTAATGGCATTAGTATTTTATGGTATGCCGTTGCTAGCAGAAAATAACAAACCTCGTTTACTATATTATTTAAGAAGAAGAGGTTATAGAGGGTTTAGTATGAACAGGCCTGATAAAATTTGGAACAAATTATCTACAGCTGAAAAAGAAATTGGTGGTATACCAAATTCAAGTGAAGATATAAAACAAGCACACGCAGCTGCTATTGAAATGTACATACAAGATCACGTGGGTTTAAAACAAGATAACACACACGGTGATATGTATTTTAACCAAACATTAAATGACTGGGCTAGGTTTGATATTAATAAACGTACCAAGTTTGATGCAGCAATAAGTTCTGGTTTAGCAGTTATGGCATGTAATAGAAATTTGTATAAACCAAATGCAACAATTAAAAAAGAAAAAGTAAATTTAAACATCATGAAATATAACAATCATGGTAATACATCAAGAATAATAAAATAAACATATGGCGGATCAATTATATAAAAACCATTTTCCTAGTCAAATCGTTAGTGATTTAGAAAAAGCTAGTTTTGAATATGGCTTAGATGTGGCAAAGGCTATTGAAGCCGAGTGGTTTGGTAGAGACTCTGGCATGAATCGCTTTACAGCAAATCAAGCAGAGTTTCATAGATTAAGATTATATGCAAGAGGTGAACAGTCAATACAAAAATACAAAGATGAATTATCTATTAACGGTGATTTATCTTATCTTAATTTAGACTGGAAACCAGTACCTATTATACCTAAATTCGTGGATATAGTGGTTAACGGAATATCAGAAAGAGTATATGATGTTAAGGCGTTTTCTCAAGATCCATACGGTGTAACAAAACGTACAGAATACATGGAGTCAATGCTTCGTGATATGAAAACAAAAGAGATTAATCAAATTGCACAAGAAACTTTTGATTTAAATTTATGGGAAAACGATCCAGATAAGTTACCTAGAGACGAAGAAGAATTATCTTTACACATGCAGTTAACATACAAGCAGTCTATAGAGATAGCAGAAGAGCAAGCTTTAAACGTTATATTAGAAGGAAATAAATACGAGCAAACTAAAAAAAGATTTTATTATGATTTAACAGTTCTTGGTATTGGTGCTTGTAAAAATAATTTTACAACATCAAGAGGTGTTACTGTAGAATATGTTGATCCAGCTAATTTAATATATTCACACTGTGAATCACCTTATTTTGATGATATATATTATGTTGGTGAAGTAAAAAATTTACCTATAAATGAACTAAAGGTTCAGTTTCCAAATTTAAGTAACGAAGAATTAAAAGAAATAACAGAACAAGCTTTACATCAAAATTCTGTAAGAAGAAGCAATGTTTATGATAAAACAAATATAGATAATAACATTGTTCAAGTTTTATATTTTAATTACAAAACATATATGAATGATGTTTATAAAGTTAAAACAACTAAAGCTGGTGGATCAAAAATACTAATGAAAGACGATTCCTTTAATCCACCTATGGAAGTTATGGATGGTGATTTTAATAGAATATCTAAATCAATTGAAGTTTTATATGATGGTGTTTTAATATTAGGTACTAAAAAATTACTTAAATGGGAGATGTCAAAAAACATGATGCGACCTAAAAGTGATTATACTAAAGTTAAAATGAATTATCACATTTGTGCGCCAAGAATATATAAAGGTAAAATAGAATCACTCGTTGGTAGAATAACTGGTTTTGCTGACATGATTCAATTAACGCATTTAAAGTTACAACAGGTGATGAGTAGAATGGTACCTGATGGTGTTTATTTAGATGCTGATGGTTTAGCAGAAGTTGATTTAGGTAATGGCACAAATTATAATCCTCAAGAAGCGTTAAATATGTTTTTTCAAACTGGTAGTGTTATTGGAAGATCACTTACTGCTGATGGAGAAGGTAATCCAGGAAAAGTACCTATACAAGAAATTCAAAGTGGTTCTGGTGGACAAAAAATGCAATCATTAATTGGTACATACAATTATTATTTACAAATGATAAGAGATGTTACTGGTTTAAATGAAGCAAGAGATGGTAGCATGCCAGATGCTAAAACATTAGTTGGTGTACAAAAACTAGCAGCTGCTAATTCAAATGTTGCAACAAGGCATATATTACAAGGTGGTTTATTAATTACAAGTGATTTATGCGAGTGTTTGTCAATGAGAATAGCTGATATACTAGAGTATTCACCAACAAGAGATGCTTTTATACAGCAAATAGGAGCACATAATGTTGGAACGTTAGATGAGTTATCAAACCTACATTTACATGATTTTGGAATATTTATTGAGTTAGCTCCAGATGAAGAAGAAAAACAATTGTTGGAAAATAACATTCAAGCTGCAATACAGAAAAACAGTATTGAACTAGAAGATGCTATTGATATTAGAGAAATTAAAAATATTAAATTAGCTAATCAATTGCTTAAGTTAAGAAGAAAAACAAAAATGGAGATGGACCAGCAATTGAATCAACAGAATATTAAAGCGCAAGCACAGGCTAATGCTGAATCACAACAAGTTGCAGCTCAAGCTGAAGTACAAAAACAACAAGCGTTAACGCAAAGTAAAATTGAACTTGAAAATGCAAAAAGTCAATTAGAGCAACAAAAGCAACAACAAGAAGCTAATTTGAAAAAAGAATTAATGCAATTTGAGTTTGAATTAAACATGCAAATAAAAGATAAAGAGCTTGAAACAGCAAAAGTAAAAGAAAATATGAAAGAAGATCGTAAAGATGAAAGAACTAGAATTCAAGCTAGTCAACAATCTGAATTAATTGATCAAAGAAATAAACAAGCACCACCTAAAAAGTTTGAATCTACAGGTAATGATACTATGGGTGGTATGAGTGGAATAGAATTATAACATGTTTAACAAATAAATAATAATACAATGGGAAACGTAGTACAAGATTGGACTGGTAAAATAACCGGGTCTGTTTTTACAACAGCTTCAAGTGATGCTATAAAACCTCCTACAGATCATGTCTTTGTTGCTATAACAGCAATAACTGATACTGATTTTGATAGTTCAGGTGGTTTAATTGCAGAAGACGCAACAGTTTGGGCTAATACGGCAGATGCAGCTGGTGATTTAGCAGCAGGTTCTGAAACAGTAAGTGAAGGATCTGGTGGTGTTCAAATAACAAACACGAACTTAGATTTAAAATCTGGCGTAACAATTTATGGTAGATACACTGAAATTGATGTTAACGCGGGACAAATTATCGCATACATAGGAAAATAAGAAATTGTACGAAAGTACATTATGTTTAATTAATTATATAATATTATATTATGGCAAAAGCAAAAACAAAACAAGAAGAGGTGGCTAAAAAAACCACTGATGCTGTTGAAACCAAAGGTGCAACAGAAGATGGTAAATTAAAGGTTAAAAAGAAAAAACCTACAATGAAAACCATGAATATTACTAGTGAACCTGTTAAGGTTGATTTAAATAAACCTGTAAAAGAAGAAAAAGATGAGCCCGTTCAAGAGTCAAAAACAGATGAGGTGGATGTTCAAGAACAAACCACAGATGGCAAAGAAGTGGGTGATGAAAGCGAAGAGGTTAAAAAAGAAGAAATAAATGAGCCAGTTCTCGAAGAGATTACTAATGAAGAGAAAGACGAAGATGCAAAAGCTGAAGAAGTTAGAGAAGAGATTAAAGAGGCAGTTGAGACTTCTAAAGAAACTAATACTGATCTTCCAGAAAATATTCAGAAGGTTGTAGATTTCATGAATGAAACTGGCGGTGATCTTAATGACTACGTAAAGTTAAATCAAGATTATAGTAAACTTGATGACAAAACTTTATTAAGAGAGTACTATAATCAAACAAAACCACACCTTAACACAGATGAGGTAGATTTTTTAATGAAAGATCGATTTGATTATGATGAAGAAGTAGATGAGGAAGTAGATGTTAAGAGAAAGAAATTAGCGTTTAAAGAGCAAGTTGCCAACGCTAAAACCCACTTAGACGGGTTAAAGTCTAAATACTATGCGGAAATCAAAGCGGGTTCAAGGTTAAATCCTGAACAAAAAAAGGCAATTGATTTTTTTAATAGATATAATACGGAGAATGAACAGAATGAAAAAGCACTAGAAGAACAACGAGATGTTTTTAATCAAAAAACAAATAATGTTTTTAACGACAAATTCAAAGGTTTTGAATATAATGTCGGAGAAAAAAAGTTTCGTTTTAATGTCAAAGATGTAGATAAGATAAAAGAAAATCAAAGTGATATTAATAACTTTGTATCTAAATTTATAGATAAAAAAAGTAAATTAATAAACAACGCTGAAGATTATCACAAATCATTATTTACAGCTATGAATTCTGATGCTATTGCAAATCATTTTTACGAACAAGGTAAAGCAGATGGTGTTCAAGAAAATTTAAAACGTTCTAAGAATATTGAAATGCAACCTAAAGAAGCCGGAACAGTTAATACTGCAGGTGTAAAAGTAAAAGTAATTAGCGGTGATGATTCTAACAAACTTCGATTTAAAATTAGAAAATAACTTTAAACATTTAAAATTTAGAATAAAATGGCAGCAATTAATCCGACGGCTGGTTCGAATTTAAATTCAACCCCAGCCCCGAAACAACAAACCCTTTCAAGTAACTACATTGACTTTACGTCAAGTGATACTGAAGGTTGGGCGCAACAATATCTACCTGATATTATAGAAAAAGAAGCTGAAGTGTTCGGTAACAGAACTATCTCAGGTTTTCTTTCTCAAGTAGGTGCTGAAGAGTCTATGACATCTGACAGAGTTATATGGTCAGAGCAAGGCAGATTACATATATCTGTCACAGGCGTGTCTGTAGCAAATGCTGGTACTATTACTGGTGCTACTAATCACGGTGTTAGAGTTGGTCAAACTATCGTATTATCTGATGGTGAGGCTAATCCTACTATTACAAAATGTTACGTTTCTGTAGCTGATTCAGCAGCAGGCACGTTAACTGCATTACCTTATTCCGTAGCAACTGTTGGAGCAGTTAGTGGTTTTGTCACTACTGATGATGATGGTACAGCTAGATGTTCTTTCTTCGTTTATGGATCTGAATTCAAAAAAGGAGATAGTGGAATGAGTAACGCAGTAACACCTCAACACAAAACTCATGTAAACAAACCAATTATCATCAAAGATAAATTTGAAGTTAGTGGTTCTGATGCATCAGCTATTGGTTGGGTTGAAATTTCAGGTGAAGAAGGTCAAAGTGGTTACCTATGGTATTTAAAAGCTGAGGGTGATACAAGAGCTAGATTCACTGATTATTTAGAGATGGCATGTATAGAGGGTGAACTTGGTGTACCTGGTTCTTCAACTGTAGACTCTTCATTGAGTGGTGCAGGTGCAGATTTTGGTACTGAAGGTTTATTCGCAGCTATTAACGATAGAGGTCATGTTACTTCTGGTATTAAAGGCAACAGTGCTTCAGACGACTTAGGATCATTTGATAATATCCTTAAAAAGTTTGACGGACAAGGTGCTATAGAAGAAAACATGTTATATTGTAATAGAGCAGTATCTTTAGCTATTGATGATATGCTTGCGTCACAAAATTCTTATGGTGCAGGTGGTACTTCTTACGGAGTATTCAACAATGATGAGGATATGGCATTAAATTTAGGTTTCTCTGGTTTCAGAAGAGGTTCTTATGACTTCTACAAATCTGACTGGAAATATCTAAACGATGCTTCTTTAAGAGGTCAAGTTGACGGAGATTACAATGACGTTAGAGCAGTTGTAATTCCAGCTGGTGTATCAACAGTTTATGATCAGTCTTTAGGTAAAAATATCAAAAGACCTTTCTTACACGTAAGATACAGA